GACTCATGCAGCCTGACTTCTCGGGCATTCGTGCCTTTGAGATGCCAGTGAGCGACTGCCTCGACCGCCCCGCGTCCGAGGCGCAACGTGATTCGTTGCTTTACCATGCATCCCTTTTCCGCAAGCAGCAGGAGGAGTTCAAGATTCCGCAGGAATGGCTTGACATTGTGTCCGAACGTTGGCCCAGCACAGAGCATCGCTTTGTTGACTGGCTGAAGAATTTCGACGCATTGTACGACAAAGCCGTCGATGCGGTCACCAAGACTTCCTCCTCCGGCTGCTCGGTCCAATTGGGCCAGACGAAGGGTGGAGCCCTCAAGGCCTCTGGGAGCGGTCCGACTACCAAGTCGATCGTTTTCCAGCGGTTTGTGCTCCTGATGTCGACTCCGTACGAAGAGCTTTTGAGCTACACCGCTCTCGAGCTCGTACAGAAGGGTTTTGTCGACCCGATTCGAATCTTCCTCAAGCCGGAACCGCACAAGTTTTCCAAGCGCTACGACAAGAAGACTGGACACGCTCTCCCGAAGAAGCGCTGGCGAATTATCTCGTCGTGCTCTCTCGTGGATGAGCTCGTTGACCGTCTTTTGTACACTTGGCAGAACAAGTGCGAGATCCGCAACTGGCACAAGACACCGTCTATGCCAGGGGTTGGGTTCTCGGACGACACTTCCTCCGACCAGTTCTTCTACAAAGTCCTGTTCCCGCAGGGGGACAAGGAACTGAACCTCCTGGATTTCCAGGGGTGGGACTGGGGAGTCAAGCAGGACATCTTGGACGCTGACGCCGATGTCCGCAGCAACCGCTGCGGCGGCCGCGATCGAGGCATGTTCCGTAAGCGTGCGCTTACGCTCGGATTCTCTGTCTTCGTCCTCGACGACGGCAGCATGTACGAGCAGTGCATTCGCGGGATTATGAAGTCGGGGTGGTTCAATACCTCCTCGACGAACTCTCGCGGTCGCGTTCTCATCTCGCTTCTTCACGCTGCGCAGGCTGCTGTCGCGCGCGGCGAGGATCCTACTCCGTACCTAGAGAAATTCTTCGTGATTGCCATGGGGGACGACTCGGTGGAGGAGAAGCACAAAGGCGGATGGAACGGTTTCGTCGACCAGCTCACCAAGTGGGGCCTTCGTCCGGACCCGGACTTCCAGGGTGACCTCACGGACATCAAGCATGTGGAGTTTTGCTCCCACACCTTCGATATCACTCCTTACGGACAGGTTCGCGCCAACTTGCGCAACTACCTGAAGAGTATCTCGAAGTTCCTCTACCTTCCGCGCTCGAAGCGGTCGCCCGAGCAGATTGCCGGTCTCCGGATCGCTTTCCGCCATGCGCCCGAGCTCGCGTTGCTGGAGCGGATGTGGAGCATGCTCTTCCCTGAGCTCTACGAGGCTTCCCTGGCGGCTGCGCCGGGGCCTTGCTAAGACGTTTCCCTCACCCGCTTCGGCGGTGGTCTACGGACCCGGGGATTCGCTAGCCCAGCGGTACGCTATCTTTTCAGCCGTAGTGTATAGTGTCCTCCACGGCTGAAGGCACTCAGAAGAGCCTTCTATCTATCTACCAGCAATATTCATTCCCCCCAGTCATGTCCAAGCCACAGCGCGGATTTTCCAACAAACAAATCGCTGCGCTTTCGGCCGCTGCGCCGCTTGGCGTTGCTGCTGTCGGCGCTATGCGACGTGCGTTTGTCG